ATACTGAGCCTGTTTGTTCTCGACATTGCGAGCAATCTCTCTTCTAATAGCAACCTTCAAAGGTTTGCTAACTTTGCGGGCATATGATTTCCTCTTATAAGTGCGCTTGGTAGCCTTACGGCGATAAGTTTTCTTACGGAAAGCCATGTTGAATTAATTATGAATTTAAACATAATCAGGATTATGTACAAAATGGAGAATTTTGAATCTACGCATAATGGCTTCTAGATCAACACCTTCAAAAATATCTGAAGGATGATAGTTACTAGTGACAATAACACGCTTCGGACGAATCTTCATCGTTCCATTTTTCACTTCTACTGGGAAGACATAAATATCAACCAACTGCTTGATAAATTGGGCAGATTTAGCGGACAGGGGATCCAAATCTTCCATGATGACACAAGGTTCGTGGTTATACCCATCCCACCATTTAGATCTAGGTATCTTGACATAGTATTCGGGATTCTCTTTCCTGGCTCCTTCACTTTTACCGGATTTGGGATCACCCCATCTCCACTCATTGTCGCCCATAGCAGGCAAATCTTCAATTACAAGCTTACTTGCATTAACCCGAGAAACCGCATACTCAATAGACTTAAGAGAACGACAAAGTAGATCTTTAGGAACATCCTCCAGTCGATTCTCTTGAACTGCAGCAAAGGCCTCCTCCCAACGTCTCTTCTCCCCCAAGCCTTTGGAAGAAGGATCAACAGGACAAATGCCGACTTCGTAGAAATCACCATCTTTCTGACAATAGGCTTTCGCCTGGCTTGGAAGGCCTTTCGCAACTTCCCAATGAGCAGTAGCATGAACTTTTTTAAGGGCATTAAAATGTCTCGCATTCTGGAAACAAATATACCCCTGGAGATGGGGAGTACCGGACTCGCCAATCTCCTTGCCAAAGCACACATACTTACATTCAGTACAAAGAATGTTTTGCACATCTTGCTCTGTGTAATTATTAATAGTGAAACAAAAATTTCTAGACTTGCTCATATTGGATTAATTATGAAAACTTTTGGCACATGGCACTGGCACAAAAGGTCTAGGGTAATACTAACCTAGACCTTAATAGTTTAAAATTTGAATTTAAATTTGTAATTAGTAGTCAGTCGCTCCCGCTCCCTCCAATGCTAGCGCAGGGACCTGCCGGTCCCCCCTACGGGTCCCCCCCCGCCGCGGGGATTGGACGGGGGATTTCACGACGGAGATGGGGCCGACTCGCTCGCCTGCAGGCTCGACTCACGGTAGGCTTAGTGGTCAGTCGCTCCCGCTCCCTCCATTACGCGTCCTCGTACTGGTAGTCAAGCATATACTGAAGCTTGAGCATATACGCAGTAGTGGGAACTGCAAATCCGTTAGCTAACACATACTGGATCATACAGAACAAACCACGCGTAGTAGGCACGGTAGTGTTGTCATTGAACTTGACGCGCTGAGGGTAGTGCTTGGTTAGATCAAAGCTGAAATTAACATTCAGCTTGAAATCGTTATTCTGATAGAACTGAAACTGCTGCTCAGCTCCAAGTCCATCATATCCAGAAAAGCCGAGCTTCACGGTCTTGGTGGCAAGAACGCGGTAAGCATCCGAATTAACTGGACTCCACATATCGACCAGATTATTCTGAAACCCCTTAGTCACGGACCCATTCTGGAAAAAACCAGGTCCGGCCATAGGATTGGGCACAGTAGTGGGAGCATCTTTCTGATAGAAGATCCAAATCTTAGCCTGGGTAGGCATAGGCGCTGTATTGAAAGTAGAGTTGTATGCTTGAGGAACAATAGTTCCCTTAAACATCAACTTCTTTGTCTTGATCTCATTTCCGATACGCTGACCCTGTCCAGTTCCCTGGGATATAACCAGAGAACCAGGATCAACACCAACAGGAAAAATGTTATCATTGGGGAAATTTGCATTCCCCGGCGCATAAAGCCTAGTATCATAGTTATAATACTGAGCCTGTTTGTTCTCGACATTGCGAGCAATCTCTCTTCTAATAGCAACCTTCAAAGGTTTGCTAACTTTGCGGGCATATGATTTCCTCTTATAAGTGCGCTTGGTAGCCTTACGG